TGACGTTGCTTCTGCACTAACAATGGCTGGTGTTCTTGATTACACACCTGCTCTTAATGCTAACCTTAATGTTGATGACACAGGCAATACATTTGCTGGTGTACTTCAAGGTAAGTATAGAGTCTACATCGACCCTTATTCTGCTAACGTATCTTCTACTCAGTACTACGTTGCTGGTTATAAAGGTTCTTCACCTTATGACGCTGGACTGTTCTATTGCCCTTACGTTCCTCTACAGATGGTTCGTGCAGTGGGAGAGAACACTTTCCAACCAAAAATCGGCTTTAAGACTCGCTACGGTATCGTTGCGAACCCATTTGCCGAAGGTGGATCAGCTGGATTCGGACGTATTAAGGCTAACGCCAACACATACTACCGCCGTGTACAGGTTAAAAACCTTATGTAAGCGAGTCGCTTATATCTTTACAAAGACTCCTCTTCGAGGGGTCTTTTTTTTATCTAAATAACTAAATGGAGACCTGTTGAACTAATGGCAAAACTTTGGGCAAATCAAATATCTAATAGAAATTTCTTATCTCCTGTAGGATTTAAGTTTGCTATTTCTAAAATACCAAAAGTGGATTTCTTTGCTAACCAAGCAAATATTCCTGGTATTGATTTGGGATATGCGGAACAACCAACTTATCTAAAAGACCTTCCTATTCCTGGAGATAAGATATCTTATAGTGATTTTAACTTAAGATTTCTTATTGATGAAAACATGGAAAACTATCTTAGTGTTCATAAATGGTTAAGAGGATTAGGTTATCCTGCTGATATTAATGAGTTTGCTACATTAAAGAATGAGGATTTATATTTCCCAAGTCCTAATTCAAAGAGTCCATATAATGAGTATTCTGATGGAACTCTATACATTTACAATAGCAGTTTTAATGTAAATACAAGAGTCCATTTTAAAGATGTATTTCCTGTTAGTCTTTCTCCCGTAGAGTTTGATGCAACAATGACAGATATAGATTATGTTACGGCCGAGGTCATCTTTAAGTATTCTATATATGATATAGAAGTTGATATTTAATTTATGAATCTTGATGAAATTCAATCATTATGGAGTGAGGATTCAAAAATAGACGCAGATAACTTACATACTGAGTCTACTAACATTCCAGCACTACATTCAAAATATTATAGAATCTTAAATCGAATAATTCTCCTTAAGAAATCAGAGGAGAATAAATTTAAGGTACTCAAAAAAGAGAAGTGGCAATACTACTCTGGTAAAGCAAATCCTGAAGTCTACATTGATAAACCTTTTGATCATAAGGTTTTAAGACAAGATGTTGATAAATATATGGACTCAGACGAAGATCTGATAAAAATACTATCCAAGATAGATTATTATCAAGTAATGATCAGTTATTTAGATAGCATTTTGAAAAATATAAACAATCGTACTTATCAAGTTAAGAATGCGATTGAGTGGCAAAAATTCATTAGAGGATACAGTGACTGATATTACTATCCGTAAAAAGAATGAAGTATATGTGACTGTGAAAACAGAACCACATATAAGTCGGGAACTATCAGATTTGTTTACGTTTGATGTTCCTGGTGCTAAGTTCATGCCTCAGTATCGTAGTAAGTACTGGGATGGTAAGATTCGTTTGTTCTCTCCTGCCACTGGAGAAGTATATGTTGGTCTTGTAGATAAGATTGTTAATTGGGCAAGAAAGTCAGAGTATAGTTTAGAATTTGAAGATAATAAACATTATGGTACTCCTTTTGAAGAGAATGCAATAATAAGTCGAGAAGGTGTCAAGGAGTATATGACTCGTATATCAAGGCATAAACCAAGAAACTATCAGGTAGATGCTGTATATGATGCATTAAAATACAATCGCAAACTTCTTGTATCACCTACTGCATCAGGTAAGTCATTAATGATATATTCTGTAGTAAGATATTTTGTAGAAACTAAAAAGAAAGTATTATTAGTTGTTCCTACTACATCATTAGTAGAACAGATGTTTAAAGACTTTGAGGATTATGGTTGGAATGCGGAAGATTATTGTCACCGAATCTATTCAGGAAAGGAAAAAACAAATGAATTTCCAGTTACTATTACTACATGGCAATCAGTTTATAAGTTGAAGAGACCATTCTTTAAAGACTTTGATGTTGCTATTGGAGATGAGGCTCATTTGTTTAAGTCAAAATCTCTTGTAAGTATTATGACAAAAATGGATAGTGCGAAGTATAGATATGGGTTCACTGGTACTTTAGATGGATCACAGACGCATAAGTGGGTACTAGAAGGATTGTTTGGTCCTTCTTATAAAGTGACACAAACAAAAGAACTTATTGATAAAGGTCATCTTTCTAAATTACAGATTCGTGTTCTTTTAATGAAACACGACGCTCAGAAATTTGAGACCTATGAAGATGAATTACAATACATTATTGGACATTGCAAAAGAAATAACTTTATTAAAAACCTAGTATTAGATCTTAAAGGTAATAGTCTTATTCTATTCAGTAGGGTTGCTACGCATGGTGAAATATTGTACGAATCTATAAATAGTTCTGTCCAAGGTAATAGAAAAGTATTCTATGTTCACGGAGGAGTTGAAGCTGAAGAAAGAGAACGTATCAGGGAAATTACAGAGCAAGAAAGAGATGCAATCATCGTTGCCTCTTACGGCACCTTCTCAACTGGAATTAACATTAAAAACCTTCATAATGTAATTTTTTCTTCTCCTTCTAAATCTCGTATTAGAAACCTTCAAAGTATAGGAAGGGTTCTTAGAAAAGGAGATAACAAAACAACAGCAGTTCTTTATGATATTGCAGATGATATTACCTATCAACATAGAAAAAACTACACACTCAATCATCTAATAGAACGAATTAAAATTTATAATGAAGAAAAATTTAACTATGAAATAATACAAGTAAGTCTAATAGAAAATGGATAAAGAAGAATTTCACGCAGTATTAAAATTAATTTCGGGGGAAGAAATTTTCGCCAAAGTTTGTCCATGCGAAGAAGAAGATAAAACAATTCTTATATTAGACTCTCCTGTACAGTTTGAAACAATTAATATACGTCAATCTGGTATACAAGCAATTCGTATAAACCCTTGGTTAAAAATGACCGACGACCCTATTTTAGTTATGAATATGAATAATGTTATGACTATGACAGAAATACATGACAAACATATGATTGATATATATAATAAATTCTTAAGAGATCAACATAGAACAACTAATAAAGCTAATCTAAATTCTGATATGGGATTTTTAAGTTCTATATCTGATGCTAGAATTTTTCTAGAAAAGCTTTATAAATCTAGCTAATATATCCCTTGAACCCTTACAGAGTTATTGTACTAACAATTTGATGCCTTGTCAAGCCCATTGATTCTGTGTTATAATGTACGCATAGATAAAGAAAGGAAGAGTATGCAATGCCAAAAGGAAAACGTAAATCAGAACACTATGTAAACAACAAAGAGTTTTTATATGCTATTGTTGAATACAGGAACAAGTGTATAGCAGCAGAAGAAGCAGGAGAGGATCGTCCTCGTATCACCAACTACCTTGGTTCATGCTTTTTAAAGATTGCTACACATTTATCATATAAACCAAACTTTGTCAACTATATGTTCCGTGAGGACATGATATCAGATGGTATCGAAAACTGTGTTCAGTATATTAAAAACTTCAATCCAGAGAAATCTTCCAATCCTTTTGCTTATTTTACTCAAATAATTCATTATGCCTTTCTTCGTAGAATACAAAAAGAAAAAAGACAGATGGATATCAGATCTAAAATTATAGAAAGATCTGGATTCGATGAAGTTATGAGTGCGGATGGAGATTATAATGCTTCTGACTATAACACAATTAAAGAAAATATTCAATCCAAACTTTATTCATGAAACTAACACAACATATTATTGACCAGATACAAGAAGCAATGCTTCACACCAATCTGAAAGGTGAAATAAATTGGAAAGATGATGACGATATAGAAGTGCAGATTGCAGGTACTTTTGCAAAAGATAAATTTATTGTTCTTAAAAATAAGTCCAAAAATCCTTGGGAACCTGCACAACCACATCCAAGATTTGATTATGAGAAAAAAGAATTTAAAAAGTAATGTCAGAATTTATTCAACGTCACATTGGGCCTTCTGAAAGTGAGCAATCAAAAATGCTTACTGATTTGGGTCTTTCAAGCATAGATGAACTTGTAAGACAGATAGTTCCAGATTCTATTTT